ATATGCAGAGCTATCAAGGAGATGGTAAATGAATACTGAAGAACTGGCGGCAGAGCTAGAAAAACATGAAGCGATATGTGCCGAACGGTGGAAAACGGTGTTCAATCAGCTTCAAGGAATAGAACAACGGAGCGCTCAGCGGTTTGATAATGTTGAATCAACAATAACACGAATTGAAACAATACTAATCGGAGCAGCAGGCACCATTATAGTAGGAGCAGCAGGCGTGATAATCACTATCCTGTCAATGCACTAGGAGACAAAATGAAAGAAGATTACGATAAGAAAGATATCAGAAAATCACCAGATACAAAAGCCGTATCTAAAAAGAAACCAGACTTTCCAGAAGGCTGGGGTTACTATTTGAAACGTGGGTCACACTGCGTCGTAAACCCTGACGGAAAGCAATTTAAATTTGCTTCTAAAGAAGCAGCGATGGAGTTCGCAAATGACTAAAGAAGATTTAGAGAAGCAGGAAGTAGTAACTGAAGCTGATGTTGAAATCGTTGAACAACGAGACATCAGACGCAACCTACTTTTAGCTAGGAAGAAACAGCTTCAACGTAAGAAAAGAGGATACGGTAAACTACCCAGCTCTTTAAGACGATAAGCTAAGCCCTTCGGGGAATAGGAAGTAACTATGCCATCAGGTAAAGGAACTTATGGGAAGACCAGAGGTCGTCCTAAGAAGAAAAAAGGCGGAAAAAAGAAAAAAGGAATGGGTGCTAAATTTATGGCAGCTCTTCGTAAAAAGAAGAAAAAGAAGTAAATGGCAGCTAAACGCAGAAAAAGAAAGTCAACTGCAAAAAAACGTAACGTACCTACTAATAAAAAGCTATACGCAAGGGTAAAATCTGCTACAAAACGAAAGTTTGCAGTATATCCTTCCGCATACGCAAATGCTTATCTTGTAAGAATGTACAAGAAGGCAGGAGGTAAGTACAGACGTGGCTAGCGGAGGACTTACTAAATGGTTCAAAGAAGATTGGGTAGATATATCTAGACCCAAAAAAGGCGGCGGCTACAAGAAATGCGGTAGAAAGAAAGCCAAGAAAGGGCGAAAAGGCTACCCCAAGTGTGTACCAGCAGCTAAAGCTGCAAGAATGAGCAAGAGTCAAAGAACGTCAGCGGTAAGACGCAAACGTTCAAAGAGCCAAGGAGTAGGTGGTAAACCTACAATGGTTAAGACTGTAGTTCGAAGAAGGAGAGCAAGACGTGGCCGTAAGAAGACGTAGAACAACCAAGGGTCGTAAAAGAGATCCCAGAATTAAAAGAGCAGGTGTTAAAGGATTCAATAAGCCTAAGAGAACACCTGGACATAGGACTAAGTCGCACATTGTTGTGGCTAAGGTCGGAAGTCGAATCAAGACTATACGTTTCGGACAGAAAGGAGCTAGTACAGCAGGGAAACCTAAGGCTGGCGAATCTCGAAGAATGAAGATGAAACGTAAAAGTTTTAAAGCTAGGCACGCAAAGAATATTGCGAAAGGTAAAATGTCCGCCGCTTATTGGGCGAACAAAGTCAAATGGTAAAAAGGAGAAAGTAAAATGTTAGCATTTTCACCGGGACAAGCAGTTATTGCTTTACCCACCACACTAGAAACCTCAGTAACATGTGGAGACAGATTGACGTATATAAGATTAGTAAATGAATCTTCAAGTACAGAAACTGTTTACTATTGTTCAAGTGGTGAATCACCAACAGTAGTCGGAAGTATCCGTATGCTGGCAGGTGAAGTAATGATTTTTTGGAAGAGGAGACAATTCCATAAATTATACGCTTCTAGCGCTTCTGTGTATGCAACTGGCGGAATGGCCAGACCTGTTGCACTAGGGCCAAATAAGTAGCAAAAGAGAAGGAGTACCCTTCTGGGAGAGAATAGAATGTTTTTTGAATTAATAAAATTCGTATGGGGGCTAATCCAAGTCTTGCCAATACTAATCACCATCTGTTCAGCCGTTGTAATGATGACTGACACACCAGCTGATGATAAATTATGGGCAAAGGTTTATAAATGGATTGACCGCTTTGCATTAAACATTGGTAAGGCTAAAGATCGAAATCCTTTACTTGATTAACTTAAGGAGGCTGTTATGCAAACAGCTGAACAAAGAAGATTAGAAGAGAAATTATCTTTACCACCTATGATATTCGCTATTGAGAGGGCTACTGCGATACTCATATTCAAGCAACGTCAAAAGTTGCATCGCCTTCTCACAACTAAGGAGTTGACAGCTTTACCTCGTGGCGAAAACCGCGAGGCTCTGCTCTCAGCAATAATAGGGAGAAAGAAATGAAAAAACTATTAGCAACATTACTAATGCTACCAACACTTGCTTTTGCAGATGTATCGGGCAGTATGGGAATGTATAGTGACTATCTATTTAGAGGCGAGAGTCAAACAATGGGTAGTTCATCATTACAGGGTTGGTTACAGCTCGAAAAGAATGGTCTCTATGGAGGAGCTTGGGTAGGTCAAGTAGATGGTATCGGCGATGCTAACTACGAGTACGACTTATTTGGCGGCTACATGCTAAATCTAACAGATAAACTCTGGGTAGATGTAGGTGTTATCCAATATAGGTATGACGATAAGATGGTAGATAAGGTTGAAGAATGGTACGTTAAAGGCGGAAACCATTGGATCAGTATGGCAGTATGGACTGACATGAATGACCACGAGATGAATTATAAGGAAGTCAATTTAATGATGCCTTTTATTACTTGGGTGGACGTTGTAGTTAGACATGGTGTACGCTGGGACGATTCAACATATCAAATGCTAACTGTTAGTAAAGACATGAAAGGTTGGACATTAGGAATGGAAGTTCTTGATACAGCTAGACATGGACAGTTTACTGATAGCGCAGCGTTCTTTGTTGCAAAGAACTTTTAACTCATGTCTCTTGTTAAAGTAAACAAGGGGTGGAAAATAAAAAATACTCCTGGAACTTCTAAAACTAAAAAAGCTGCGAAGCAAAGACTACGAGCTATAGAGTGGAAGAAGAAAAACGGGAAAGGTCGCAAATAAGCGATTTGGAGAAATTATATGTCAACAAGATTTATAGGGGCGGAAGCCGCAATGGCAACAACTACTGGTGCAGCCAGTAACTTTGAGTCAGCTTCAGAAGTACGGGTTACAAACCTAGGTGCAGCAGAAGCAACAGTTACAATACTTAATGGAGCATCGGGCACAGTTGTGCAGGGTGCATTTACTCTTGAAGCAGGAGCTACAGAGTACATATCTAAAGATATGGAGGACAGAATTTATGCCTCAGCAGCCACCGTTAAGGGTGTACCAATTAATACTAGACGATAAACAAACGGAGAAATATATGAAAGCAGTGGACGGAAGAACACTTTGGTTGCAAGAAAGTATAGTTAATGCTAGCACTTTCACAGCCGCTATCAACATGGTAGAAACCAAAAGAGAACTGTCTCGAAAAGAGACCGACATGAAAAATGTAGCTCTTGCTTTCATGTACCTCTACAACGTAGTAGAGGAGAAAGGCATGCTAGACGACATCGAATCCTTCTTTACACAAGAAACGATTCACTAATGCTAGAAATATCAAGAAAAGACATACTGTCTGACGAACTCATGAACTATGATGAACGCAGATTCATCAAACTCCCAATAGGTGGCTATATGGACTTATTAGGTATAGAACCTAATTCTACTCAGAAAGCCATAATCAACTCAATCAATAATCCGAAGTATCGTTTTGTTACTGCGGCAGTCTCACGTAGGCAAGGAAAAACATACATAGCCAATGTAATAGGACAATTAGTTTGTCTTGTTCCAGGAGCTAATGTATTACTTATGTCGCCTAACTACTCATTGTCCCAGATATCATTTGACCTTCAGAGAACACTAATCAAGCACTTTGACTTAGAGGTAATTAAAGACAATGCAAAAGATAAAGTTATCGAACTTTCGAACAATTCTACGATCCGTATGGGATCGGTTAATCAGGTGGATTCAGTCGTTGGTAGGTCCTATGACCTCATCATCTTCGACGAAGCTGCCCTCGTGGATGGCCGCGACGCTTTCAACGTCGCATTACGACCTACACTAGACAAAGAAAACTCAAAAGCCATATTTATATCTACCCCACGTGGTAGGAATAACTGGTTTGCGGAATTCTGGCACAGAGGTTTCTCAGGAGACTTTCCAGAATGGGCTAGTGTTAAAGCTACCTACCATGAAAACCCACGTATATCTGATGAAGATATTGCTGAAGCACGGAAAACCATGTCGGAAAGCGAATTCAATCAGGAATATATGGCAGACTTTAATGTATTTGAAGGACAGGTATGGGGATTCAATATGGAGAAATGCCAACAAGACCTGTGTGAGCTAGATTTGACAGGTATGGATATATTCGCAGGAATGGACGTAGGTTTCAAAGACCCCACAGCTTTCTGTGTACTAGCATACGACTGGGACGCTAGAAAGTATTATCTACTAGATGAATACTTTAACGCAGAAAAAACTACAGAAGAACACGCCAGAGAAATAGGCAAACTTGTAGATAAGTGGAACATAGACTATATTTACATAGATTCAGCCGCACAGCAAACAAGATTTGACTTTGCACAAAACTACGATATTAGTACTATTAATGCAAAGAAATCAGTACTTGATGGAATTGGTCACGTAGCAGCGATCTGTGATAATGATAACTTAATAGTTGATCAAAGATGTCACGAGAGTCTAGTCTCCCTTGACCAGTACCAGTGGGATCCCAATCCTAACTTACTGAGAGAGAAGCCAAAACACAACCATGCTTCTCACATGGCTGATGCACTGCGGTACGCGATGTACTCGTTTGAGACAAGTGTCACTAGCTTCTAATGACCACCGCACAAAAATACTTCTTGACAACATACCCAAAAGATAGTATAATTTAATGAATGGAATAAGTTATGGAACTAAAACGAGATCTAGTTAAATATGTTCGGGACAAGGCTAAGTCGAAATACGACAAAGGGACGGAATGTTTTATCTGTAAATCTACGCAGAATCTAGATTTCCATCATTTCCATGGTCTAACAGAATTATTAGAAATTTGGCTGAGAAAGAATAAGATTAAAATAACTGGAGAAGAAGATATATTGAATCTTCGGGAAGAGTTTATAGCCGAACACAACAAAGAAATTTACGAAGCAGCTGTTACTTTATGTCACGAACATCATATGAAACTACACTCCATCTACGGCAAACGCCCACGAGTAGTGACAGCACGAAAACAAGAAAGATGGGTGAGTATACAGAGAGACAAATATGGCATGGTATGACAGAATAATAGGTAGAGGCCCTACCCTTACAGCGAGTGAAGAATACGAGAAGTTAAATCCTGCTCAGTCTTATATCGCTGGAGATGAAGGTGGCTCACTTAGTTCTCGAGAAGTTGTAACAAACTATAGAAATGCTTACGAACAATTAGAGGTAGTAAACCGCGCAGTCAACATGATAGTGGACGACTCAGCGGATATACCGTTTGATGTTGGTGAGAAAATAATAGGAATGAGTAATGTCGTAAAGAATATTAGACGAAGTAAGCTCAATTTACTACTTAATGTAGAACCTAACCCTTTTCAAGATATAAGCGCATTTAAAAGAAACTTAATCGTTGACCTACTTATAGATGGTAACATCTTTATTTATTTTGACGGAGCGCACTTATATCATTTACCAGCAGAACATGTAACTATAGAGACTAGCGAAAAGAACTACATAGAGAAATTTGTGTATGACCACAGCATAAACTATAGTCCTAGTGAGATAATTCACATAAAAGAAAACAGTTTCAACTCTATTTATAGAGGTGTTCCTAGATTGAAGCCAGCATGGAGAACCATGCAGTTACTTGGAAGTATGAGAAGATTCCAAGATAACTTCTTCAAGAATGGAGCAGTACCAGGTTTAGTGCTTAAGTCGCCTAATACTCTTTCAGAAAAAATTAAAGAAAGAATGTTACAGGCTTGGGTAGCTAGGTATAACCCACAATCAGGAGGTCGTAGACCGTTATTCCTTGATGGTGGATTAGAAGTGGAAAACTTGACGGAAGTCAACTTTAAGGATTTAGACTTTCAAGAGGCTATTAAGTCAAATGAAAGAATTATTCTAGAAGCTATGGGGATTCCACCTATTTTATTGGACGGAGGGAATAATGCAAACATTAGACCTAATCACCGTCTGTACTATTTAGAAACCATACTACCTATTATTAGAAAAATAGGGTATGCTTTCGAGAGGTTCTTCGGTTTTAAACTGAATGAAGATGTAAGCAACGCGCCAGCTCTTCAGCCTGAATTGAAAGATCAGGCAGCATACTACGCTACACTTGTCAATACGGGAATATTAACACCGAATGAAGCAAGGGAGGCGTTGAGACTTGAGACGATTGACGGATTTGATACACCGCGAGTTCCTGCAAATATTGCAGGTTCAGCCGCAAATCCAGAGCAAGGTGGCAGACCAGAAGAAACCCCACCCGCAGAGGAATAATTATGACAAAAAATATGATGCTAAAGGCT